GGTAGAGATAAACGCTTTTGTCAAATCGTTATCATCTTTAATGGTAAAATCTCTCTTTGCAATCAGCTCATAGAGTTTTGCGATTCCCGAGGTCATGTCAATCTGTGAGTTGTGATTTACGTCCTCGATGACACCTGCCTTTATGAGGTCTGCGTTTAATATGCCGGTTGTAATCGCATCTGCGACTATCTTGCCGTCATAAGTGATTGCAACGCTATCATAAGGGCCTGCGTACCCGTTGCCCGAGTGCCCAAGACCTGCCTTATTCCACCGCCATACATCAACGGCATCGTCAATGTCACCGCCCGATGCGTTATCAAGAATCAATATCTCATCGGGATAGCCGTCGCCGTCTGCATCGTGTAAGAGCACATAACCGCCAAGATTACCGCTAATCAAATCGGTTGCGTGGTTGATTGCATTGTCCATAAAAGACTTGCTCGGTTTTTCGTCTATCTTCTTTTCCTGCGTACTTATCGTATCTGCGATGCTGGACTTCAAATCTCCGAATGTGCAAGAGGTATAACGCTCATTCAATACGTCCCAAGTACAAGCAACGCACTTAAGACTTGCGGTAATACCGAGAGCATCGAAGTAGATATGGACTGTATCGCATAGATCAACACGCTCTTGGAGATTGGATAACTGCACAAAGTTGAGCGTTATCGAATTGAAAGCGTGGATAAAGTCGTTATTGTTGATGTAGTTGGTAACAAGCGTTGATAACTGCGTTGCGATAGGTGTTGAACTCTCGAAGTCAACATCGTCGGAGAAGTCAACTGCCTTGTCCCGGTCAAAGTCGAGCGTAAGGCCCGTTGCTACTCTCGTTCCTACTGTCTTGTTGCCGTTCTCATCAATGCAGAATGGAATAATGCCCGTGCAAAGGTTCTCCATGCTGATTTCTTGGGACAGTTCCGTGAGGTTCTTGCCATATCTTATGGTCATACCCCTATCCTGCCCACGATGAGCCTTGAGCGTTGCCGTAAAGTTATCGTAGTGCCATTCTGCCGTGCCATAGACATCGAGCAAGGAGCCTGCCTTACCGCCGAACCAAGAACGAACCGATGACGGCTCTTTAATCTCGAAGTCGGCAGATACGCTCTTATCGGTCGTAATGGTAAAACCGCCTGCCGATGCAGTTAGGAGCGTACAAGCTGCAACACAACTTGATGCCGTACCACTTGTGATAACCTTACCGCTCAACAGATATGAAATATGCTGGCAATAAACAGTAAATTGACCATTCATTGTCTTGCCTATCTTGATTACTTGGAATAACTGCGGATTGTCGGTAAAGTTCGGCTTTGCCTTGATGATAGAGCCGTACTGTATCTGGTCTGCGTGTATTCCGTTTGCAGGATATACGAGATTTAATTCGTATATGCCGTTGCGTTCCTCTGGGCAATCACAACTGATACAGTCGGTCAAAGGGCCGATGCCGTATGAGGTCGGTACTGTTCCCTCGGTAACGCTTGAAGATGCGTAGAGAATTGGAATCATAAGAACTCCTTATCAGATGACAAACCAATTCGGCTTGATTGTTACTTTGGTGTATGTTCCCGTTATGGTTATCGTGTTGCTACCGCTTGCAATCGTAGGGAAATCACCGCTTATATCAGCGTTCTTGTTTTCGCTTGCAAGTCTGTAAGCGTTCATCTTCTCGCAGTCGATATTGATGTAATCGGCAACGACCGCCGTTATGGTCTTGCCGTTTATCGTTACACCGATTGTCTGATTAGATGCCTCAATGTGAATTAACGGCTTGCTCTCAAACCTTGTCGGGTTCACAATTGAATCGCCGTGATTAACTTGCACGGGTGTCTCACCGATAACAAGAAAACGCTCGGGACGGCAGGTAAATCTCAATGTTGCTCTGCCGTACTGTGTCATTTCGTTACTGAATCCGTCACCGCCCGAGTAATAAGCCAAGCGGTAAACATCTGGCTCGAAATTATCGGATAATCTCAAGTAGCCGTTACGGGAGTTTAAAAACTCTTCGTAGGCATCGACTTTCTCAACGAGATAACCCGACATATCACCGCCACTATCTTCCGTGACCTCTTCCGCAAGCCATACATTGTAAGAACGGACTGCATCTTCCCAAGCCTTTTCTTGGAAGATAACGGCTCCGTTTCTTCCCGGTACTTGGTATATCGTCTGTTTTCTGTTAGGTCGTTCAAACGAGGGAGCCTCACCAACGACAATGCCATAGTCGGTAGAGGCAACCCCGTCATATGTAATCACGCCCTGCGTGTTTACACCGATTAAGAATGAATTATCAGGCATATACTCTCTCCTTATTGTTCTTCAAATCCTCAAGAGCATAAGCAACTTCTTGAGCAAATGCCTTGATGTCCTGTCCCTCTCTGCAATAAGCGTTAATCGTGATATTCTGACTGCCTTTGGCATTGGCTATCATATCCATTAACTTATTGACACCTACGACCAACTCCGAACCACGCTCACCACCGCCAAGCAGATTGCCGTTCATGGCTCCGAAGATTGTCGGATTGTTGAGGATATACGGCTCGTTCATAGCCTTTGCATACCAACTGATACCGAATGTCGGCACTTTAGGTGGATTAAGACTGAATGAACCCTTGATACTGAAATGAGGCAGCTTGATCTTCGGGAGTGACCATTCGAACTTAAAGAAACTCTTTATCTTGTCGATTGCCGTCTTTACGATGTTCTTTACATTGTCGAAAATCGAAGTGAACTTCTGCTTGATGTTATCCAAGCCTTTAGTAACGCTTGTTTTCAAGTTCTCCCAAAGTCCCGTAAAGAACGATTTGATGTTCTCACCCCAACCCTTTACTGTATCTATTATCTTGATTAGGGTATTGGCTACCTTTGGAACAACGGCATATAAGAAGTCCCCGAGCAAGTTGCCCAAGTTCTTGATTACACCGACAATCATATCCCAAATGACGGGAAGTGATTCCCAGATCGCTACCGCAATAGCACCCACGACAGTAAGAACGGCATCTAAAAGCATCTCAACATTCTCTGGCTTTGTAAGTGCCTTTGCTATCTCGCTGATTACTGTTGTCAAAGCGACCATAAGAGGCGGTAAGATTAAAGCAAGATTATTGATGATTGTTGAAATCATCATCATCAAGCCGTCTATCATCTCTTCCGCACCGCCACTCGATAACCAATTCGCCAAATCTAACAATAGGGTTGTTAGGCCCGATATGATGACAGGAAGTGCCGATAAGACCGCCGACATTATGCCCTTAAGTCCCTCGGTTATCGCTGGCATCAACTGTGGTGTCATTGATGTAAGCGTTGTTATGGCAGATACCACAAGAGAGAAAAGCGTACTTACAAGGGACGGGAGCATCGGAGCTAAACCCGTGATTAAAGAGTTGCCTACCTCTTGAATGGTTGAGAAAAGAACGGGCGACATATCAGAGAACTTTTTGATTAACTTCTTTAAGCCGTCTGTAAGTTTCTTCGCACCCTTGCCTGCAAATACGTCTGCAAGGCCCTCTGTGACTTCCGTAAGGCTCGGCATGAAGTTAGTCATAAGATTGTTCTTAAGACCCGTAATCGTGCCGTCAAGCGTTGTCATAGCGTCCTTGAACGATGCAGAACCCTTAACGCCCTCATCGGACATAACCATTCCATATTCATTGGCTTTGTCTATGAGTTCTTGCGTAGCCTCTGCCGTCATATTGAAGAGAGGTGCAAGGTTCTGACCGGACCTACCGAAAAGGTCATTTGCAAGTGCAGCTCGTTCGGTCGTATCGCCCATAGTCTGCAATCCTGCGATTGTAGCCTTGAATAAGTCCTCACGGCTCATTTTCTGCATATCTTCCATAGAGATACCCAGAGCGGAGAACATCGCTTGAGCACTTGCGGAGCCGTTTTTAGCGTCATCAAGTTTATTGGTGAGCGTTTTAAGGCCCGTTGTCATTGATGACATTTCCGTACCGCAAATCTTCATTACATAGTCCCACTCTTGATAGGACTTGGCACTTAAGCCTAACTTCTGGCTTGTCTTATCGACCTCATCGCCGTAATTAGCCGTTGCCTTTGCGGTATCAACGAAAGTCTTTGTTACCGCCACCGCACCTGCCGTGACCGCCGCCATAGCACCTGCGATGACAGTTGCCGTTGTCTTAAGACCTTTAGCCATTGATTCACCAAAGGACTTGCCCGACTTCTCGCCTGCCTCTTTTGATGCGCTCTCGGTAACGTCTCCAAGTTCCTTGCGGATTTGCGTCTGTCCGTCCTTGAATGACGGGATAATGGTCACATAAGCCTTTGCAATTTCAAAACCGCCACTATCTGCCATTTCGTTTCACCTCAAAAAATGCTCTTAAATCGTCAACAGATGCGCAAGCACCCGAGCCGATCTTCTTATCTTTCTTATCCTCGAATGGTCTCGGATAAGGCTTTACTCTATGTTTGCTACCGCCTAACCCGTGTGCTATCGAATTGAGCACGTCGAAGATGTCAGCGAGTATTATGTTCGTCTTTAAAGTGCTATCCCACCCTGCTTTCATACCGCTCATTTCACGGCATAGGGCAGAATCAACTTGTAGATTGGATATAAATGACAAGAGGGCAGACCACGAAAGTCTGCCCCCTATATCATTTAACGTATAACCCGTTAAAGTTAAGAGGTCATATTCTATTGCCCTGCTATGCTCATCTACAAAACGTGCAAGGCTTATGATTCCCCCAAATTACTACCGCTCTCAACTGCCGATGTATCACCCCACGCATTTGCAAGTGCGGTAAGTGATGCCATAGGTAAGTCGTTGATGACTTCTTCGGGTATGTATTCCTTGAAAAAGGCGATAAACAAGTCAATCTGCTCTTCTGTGTCGCTTGACTTGGTTATCTTAAGAAGTTTCTTGACCTTTGAATAAGGCAGAGCGTTTGCAAGAGGTAATGTATAGACTGTATCGCCTATTGTTACCTTTAATACTTCGCTGGGTAAGTTGTTAAGATTCAGTTCTTTAGGCATATCAGAACTCCTTTCTTATCAAGATGCGACCTGTCCGTCGTCCTTTGTGTATGTGATGCTATCAAGTTCGATAGTGAACTCGTATGTGATAGGGTCACCGGGAGTGAAAGAAACATCGCCAAGATCACGCAAGATACCCTCACCGCCGATACCGAGCATATCGTCGCCGTCTTTCATAAGGAAATAAAAGACCTTGCGAGATGCGGAAACACCAGGAGCGACTGTAACGCTTGTGATGTTGCCGTTGCTTGATGTAGCTGCCGTGTAGGTAACATTATCAGCACCGAAAAGGCACTCAAATACCTTTTTGGTTGTTTCGAGAAGTGAACCGCTGATCGTTGCACCCTCGTCTGTTGATGCAAGTCTGCGGATAGCCTTGCTCCAATCACGGATAGGCTCATTGTCCTTTGCGAATGATACTGTGATACCGTCTGATGTGATAGCACCGACCTCGGCAAAACCCGTGAGAGTGTCCATAGGGCTTGCAGGAAGTGATGTACCAGCGTCAGCCATATACATCATGCCACTAAAACCAATGCCTAAATTAACATCGTTTGATGCCATATGCTTATTTCTCCTTTACTTAAGATTCAATTTCGAGCGTTTCTCTATGCGCCGTTATCGTTGCCGTTAAGGTGCATAGTTTTAAGTCGGGTCTTACGGGGTCGCTCCCCCACGATGCCAGACTGTTTATATCAATATGTCGAAGTGCGCCAAACTGCGCCTTACATTGATATTCGAGTACGCCTTGTGCTTTCCTTATTAGGTCGTTAGCCTCTGCGTCGGTGTTTGCCCTTGCATCAAGCGTTATGTTGAACTTGTCAATCGTATCTGCCGTTCCACCGCCCGTCATTCGAACTCTCAAATGAGGGACTTTGAAATCATCGGACAGATCGCCAGCATCGACGTTAGGAAAGTAAGGCTTGAGTGCAAGTCTGCACTCGTT